CCGCCCCTCCTTCTCCGCCTGCTCCAACGCTCGAAGCGGAATCCAAGCCATGTGCAGCGCGTAGAAGTTCGGATCGTTAGGCCGCTGCATGAGAAGGCAAGCGGCGGTAAGGTCGGTCGTGTCCGCCGCGTCAACGCCGAGCACGGCATACGTAAACGTTCCGTCGCCGGGGTCGAAAGTGGCTTCGTTGTGAATCTCAGACCACGTAAGCCAAGCCTGAGACTGGTTTTCAATGAGGTTGAAGTCCTTAACTAGCAGAGTGGGAAGGTATGTCGCATCGTCCTTCGCCTTAGAAACGTTCTGGCGAAGCGCCGACAGCGATTTGATGGTGCCAAGGCCGGGGTTAGCCTTGACCCAAGCGCCTTCGTCCTGCCATTCCTCGCGCTCGTCAAGCTCGAAGATGAACGCTATGAAGCGCTCTGCCTTCTCGCCTGTCGCCTTGCCGTCAAGCCATTTTGTCGCGTACTCGTATTGGGCATCGAAGATGCCGTTTCGCACGAAACCGTTAGTCGTGATCTCCAACACGAGCGGTTGGCGGCGCGCAGATGTTCCCTGCATCGTCAAATCGTAAAGGTCGCGGTTCTTCATCGCGGCCAGCTCGTCAACGATAGCGCCGGAAATGTCCAGACCGTCTAGGTGGTTCGTGTTGGCGCTCAGCGCCTTGATGGTGCCCATGTTCAGATCGCAGTAAAGGTCTGACACGCGCTTTCTTATGTGCTTCGCCAGCGCGGGGCTTGTGAGCACCATACGCCACGCGTTGTTGAATCCCTTTGCCGCCTGATCGTGGGCGGTGGCGACGTTGTATACCTCCGGCGCGCCCTCATCGTCGTTCACGAGCAAGTCAAGCTCTATCGCAGACGCAAGCGCGGTCTTTCCGTTCTTGCGCCCCATAATCCAGAGCACTTCGCGGTATTGCCGCACGCCCTCGGCATCAACGAAGCCGAAGACAACCGACAGAATGGCGCGTTGGAAAAGCTCTAGCTTGAAATCGTGCCCTAAGCGCCCGGACGGTAGGCGGCAGAAGCTTTCGATGAACCGAACGTGCTTCTGCGCGAACTCTTCGCGGTAGTGGTACGGATAGAGCGGGTCGGTGTTGTCCATGTCGCGCAGGACATGAGCGGCAACCTGCTTCATCTTCTCGCACGCTATGATCTCGCCGCTCAGTATGCCGCCGAAGTATTCGCGTATCGCGCGCTCGCACGAGCCGCCCTTAGACTTCGCCCTAGCCGTACCGCGTTTCATTGATGAAATCAATGAGCGCGTCGGCAGCGGCGGTGCCGTTCGGCATCATGTCGGTAAGCTGCTTCACGCCGCGCGAAAACGTAGTGAACAGCTTGTTGTATGCGCTGAATCCGGGGTGCTCGCGCAGCCCGGTTTGCCCGCCGCCGTTGTCATACTCGGTGAAGATATCTTCGTAGAGCAGATCGGCGCGGGCATCGTCAAGCTTGACTTTCAGAAAAGCGAGGTTCGCAAGCAGCGGCATGACGGTTTTTCGCTTCTCATCGGGGATAGCGCCCTTGGTGATCTCGCGCAGCTTTCGAAGCTCGCTCTCTACGCGCTTCTCCTTGGCAACTCTCCGCTTCGGCGGGCTATTCCCCGCGACTGCGGTCGAAACTTTCGAAGTATTGCCTACTTTTGCCGTCATCGCAAGACCACCCCCTTTCGAAAATCCGTCACGCGCAAGAAATTACCTCCCGGCGTTGGTGCCCTAGGCACCGTCTGCGTTTTTCAGACCGGGGGGATTGTCACGCGGGTCTACCTGCGGTTTTGCGTTCGATTTCCCGCGCTTGCGCCGCGTTGTGTCGTGTTTGTGTGTCAGTCTGAAAGCGATATCAAGTTCCCGTCGCTGTCGAAAGCCAACCCTTGACGCGTTGAGCCTTGCCTTATCCAACCATGCACCTTCTTATGGCATCGGTCGCAAAGGCTAACGAGGTTGTCTAGGTTGGTCGCAACGTTCGGGTCGTTGACGTTCGCTGGTGTCAGCTCCGTGATGTGATGCACCATGACGGCGGGCGTGATCTCTCCTTGCTGCAAGCAGTGCTGGCATAGGTGAGCGTCGCGCGTCAGCGCCGCGTCTCTGGCGTGTTCCCAGTCGGCGGATGAGTAGAAGGCACGCGAGAAGTCCTTAGCCATGGCGCACCCCCTGAGATATGGCGGAGCGTGTAGGATTCGAACCTACGGGCGCTGGCGCGCCACACGGTTAGCAACCGTGCGCAATAAGCCACTCTGCCAACGCTCCAAACAAAAAGGCCACGAGCGCGACTGCCCGTGGCCTTGACCTAATCCACCGTACCGAATTCTAGCAGAAGTAGTGAACTGATGTGAACAACGATTTATCAGGCGCTTTTCACATGCGCCCATCCAACTTCGTCAATGTACGCAAAACCTACATCGCAAAGCGCGTGGCACCACCGCACCGAACCTTGCATGATTTCGGCAATCTCACTCCATGGCTGCGCTTGCAGATACCCCATGCAGATAGCGTCTGCGTATCGCGTGCCCTTCAGCTTCGCAAGCCCTCCGCGACCGTCAGCACCGTATAGCACTTCGCACGCTTCGTCTATGGCTTCCTCTGCATCGGCAATGCGCTTCTTCAACCTTCCCTCGAAGTCTATGCGGCGCGATATCGAATCCATAGGGTCGCTGACGTCTCCACTCCCGCCGCCAGCCTGATAGCTCTGCGCCTTGGCTCCTTCACGCGCCTTCATGCGTTCGAGCATTTCCCGCGCCCTGTCGGTCTTCACCACCTCGGCGCGGATGCCCTCGAAATACTCCTTTGCCCTCACATGCCGTCACCGCCAGATCGCGCGCGCTTGAGCTCTGAGCGCCAAAGCTTGAAGGCTTCCCACATCCCAAGCTTCGCAAGGTCGGTGCTCGGCGGCTGAGCCTTAACCAGAGCAACGCCGTCTATTGAAGCCGCTACCACTTCTGCGCCCGTAATGCACTCGATGAGCAATCCCACCTCATCAACAATGACGCGCTCGCCCTTCATGACGTAGCTAGAAGGCGTAATCACTGGCGGAATTTCCTTGTGCATCCTTCGAGCCATAAGCTCGATGCTCTCCGCCATGCCGCGCGTCGCGGTCAGGATTGGATAGCCAGTCTCGTTCGACATTTCGATAAGGCACGTTGTCTTGCCCGTTTGCCTTCCACCGATTATTGCCA